ACAAGCCGCACTTTCGACCCTGGGTAGCAAAGTGTTTCCAGCGCAGTCAACCCGTCATCGTTTCTATTTTGCGAATCGTGGTTTCCTCTGAGCACATACATGAATTTCAAGCCTGGAGTCAGAGCCAGCTTCTTGAACATATCATGTGTAGCTACGATCACCTCAGGTGAAGGCTTCCTATGGTGGTAGATGTCACCAAGGAAAACAATATGAGTTGGCTTGTGCTCATTGACAAGCCGGATCGTAGATTCTATTTGGCTTTGAAGATATCCTTCACATTTGGTGTCATAGTGAGTATCTCCAATGATCAGGCATTTCTTCACAGACTCTCCTTCGTAATGCCTAGCTTGCATAGATCATCTCTCATAAGCTCGTAGATACCTTCAGCGAGCATTCTAATCTCATACTGAGCATCTGGCTTTAGACGTTGGTGTAAGAACCAGATGACACTTTGTAGGCTGAGAGTCCAATAAGCCTTAGTATACATGCACTGAGGAAGAATACCCCGAGCCTGCTCCTTAGCCACCCCATTTGCTACCATTCGGTTATAGAGATACAAGGCTTTTACACACAGGTCCGTCATAAACTCAGTGACTTCACCTGCATACATATACCCCATGGTATTCTCATCCATCGGGTTCTCATACTCACCAGAGGATTGCTTGTTACCATGTGGTGGATTGGACCTCAATTCAGCAGGAATGTAATAATCATCTGAGGTCTGGGTATATCTACCACTAACCTCATTCCAGGAGCAGCCCTTATCAATATCATATAAGTGGTCAAACTCCTCAATAAATATCTCCCTTCCGTCAGCCTCTACTGACCTAAACCCCGAACCAACTTGATATTTCATCAACTGCCGTGCCACAAAAATAGGCAGCTTCACTTGAAATGTATAGTAGCTGTGACGGAAGGGAGATGTGTGTTCATGTTTCCACAGAAACTTAGTGAGTCTCTGATCTTTTTCATCAAATTCATCCTTCTGAAAATCGTAGGAGCATCTTGCCGCATTTACTGTCTTGAGTGCTGAGTCAGCAATCATTCGATCCACTAGGGCTACACCGCTTTTCTTATCTTGAAGGAAGTCTATTGTTTTATCGTTCATATGTTGTGGTTCAGAGATAAATAGGATAGGAGTATTATAGCCGATGAGTGATCAGTCGTTGAATGAAAAGGGTAAAATGCCGAATAAGTTCTCCGTCAAGAGCGGTGATAAATCTAAGGCGGGAGGCCTCACATCCAAGGGTGTGAAACGATATAGAGCCGCTAACCCAGGATCCAAGTTGAAAACTGCTGTTACCACAAAGCCTTCAAAGCTTAAGAAGGGTAGCAAATCTGCTAACCGTCGCAAGTCCTTCTGTGCTAGAATGGGTGGTATGAAGAAGCGTTTAACATCGGCTAAAACTCGTAGAGATCCTGACAGCCGTATCAATAAAGCCCTCCGTAAGTGGAACTGTTCCACGGACGTTAACCCTAACATGAAGGCTTCTATTGCTGAGAAAATGGTGAAGAATCCCTACGCCATCTGCACTGCTTCTGTCGGTCGCAAAGACATGAGCAAGTATGAGCGTTGCGTTAAGAGCGTCAAGAAAGAGTCTATCGCAGTCATTGCAGAAGCTTGTTGGAAAGGTTGGGTTCAGAAAGGATTGAAAAAGAAAGGTAGCCGAATGGTACCTAACTGCGTCAAAGCTTAAAGTTCATACTCCACACCGTTACCAAAGCTTGAGCCCACTTCAATATCCACACCGAGAGGTACTTGCAGGCTGATACCAAAGTTATCTCTCAAGTAGTAGTAGTTCTCAAGCTCATCCTTAACAATCTCTACCACGCGCCTAGTCTCATTCTTAGGTGCGATTAATTCAATAGAGTCGTGAACTGTAGCTACAACCTTGGCGTCAAGGTTCTTGAGCTTCTTGATTACACCTAGCATACCGCACAACAAAATATCACTAGCGGCAGACTGAATCGTGAAGTTAAGACCCTGACGGAAAGCCTCTCTACGCACACCCTTGAAAGGTGATCGAATGTTAGGCAAGTGACGGTAACGGCCAAAGATAGTCTTGGCGTATCCAAACTGTTTGATGTAGTCATCAATAGTTTGCATGTATCTACCCACGCCAGGGAATGCTCGCATCCAACTGCTGATGATCTCCTCCGCTCGTTCCTCGGGAATATTACGCTTTGATGCAAGAGTGTATGCAGTACCACCATACACCGTCAAGAAGCTAACTTCCTTTGCGATCTGACGCTCAAGCTTGCTCACATCCTTGGGATCCTTGTTAAAGGTTAGACCCGCAGAATAACTGTGCAAGTCCACACCAGACCTAAAAGCCTGAATCATGTTTTGCTCATTGGCGACGTGAGCGAGAACTCGTAGCTCCATCGCCTTCATGTCGATAGTGATGAAATCGTGACCCTTGGGTGCCACCACGTAATCACGAATGTTCACATCCAGAGACTCTCTAGGGAGCGTGTGGAATGACACACCAATCTTGTCGTCTTTCTTCCTACCAACGTTTGCGCCTGAGTTAGAGATGCGTCCAGTCACGGTTCCGTCGATATTGTACTTAACATACATCCGACTGTTGCCAGTATTCTTGAGAGCGGTTCGAGCACCTTCAATGTATACAGAGTGCAGCTTGGTCAGCTTCTTATACTCAGAGAATCTATCGAAGAACCTTTTAGAAGCCTTCAACTGATCGTCTGTCATGTTGTTTAGAACTGCTTTGGCAATATTTACTTCTTCGTTATTCACTCTTTAAACCTCTCGCTGCGAACTCTTCCTCAACCATAGCCTTTACCTTCGACAGGGTTTCCTCATTCGTAGATGGAGCACCCTTCTTAGTAAACTCGAAAGGATACAATCCCAGACCAAAGTCTTCAACCTGAATCCACTCGCCTTTCTCATCTTTTGTAAAAGAGTAAATGACCTTTACAAGCTGACTAGTTGAATTAAGGTTAGTCCCTTCCTCTAGTCCAGCAGCCTCACGAAGTGCAGCATCGGCAAGCTTAATCTTCTCTTGCAACTGAATATCTAACTCGTTCATCTTTTCTTCGTCGATAAGAAGTCCTTCATACTCCATATCTAGGAAGGCAACAGTTAGAGGTGCAATCAACTTCTCATACAGCTTCTCTAATTTCTTTTGCCGCACTTCTTCAAGAAGCTTTGCGTAGACCTTAGCAGTAGCGTAGGTGTCCTTAGCATTACCATCGGCACACTGAATAAGTGGAATGTTCTTCCAATCAAATTTCTTTCCTTCTACTGTAAGCACTAGAACTTCTCTTCGGGAAAATAGTAGTAAACAAGGTCAGCAAGGGACTTCGGAACATCCTCTTTGTAGAGGTGCTGTAGAAGCTTGGTGTCGAATATATTATACACTTGCTCAACACCATACCGTTTTAAGAACTTGAGGTCAAACCCTGCGTTCTGTAAAACCTTGCGATTATTGCGATTACGCATCACATCACATACAAACTTCATGAACTGACCCTTAATCCTGTAACTGAGTTTGGCATCCTTGTGGTCGATAGGGAGAACCAACGTCTTGCCTAGCTCACCTGTGTCGCGATTTACCAGAGTCATAGATACCGTGTGGATGGTATCCTGCAAGAAGTTCAGACCAGTTGTCTCAATATCGACAGCGACATCCAACTCGGTATTTACGAAATCCTGATCAAGATCCTCAGAACTAGTGGCTAAAGTGTATGGGACACGAGCCTCTGTAGCCTTCCCTAAAAGCTCATTATTTATAGCATTCTCCAGGTCGGTTCTAAAAAGATAGGCGTTCTTAGGCTCTGCTAGGACCTGGAAAGGGTGCATAATTGGTACTACCTTGAAGTCTGTACCTCCCTCAGTAACCATGTTGTCACACTTACCTCGAACCTTACTGTCATCCTTGGCTTTACCATATAGAACGGTGGTCGCAACCTTACCACAAGCAAATACCATCTTGGGTTTGAAGTGATCAATCGTGTCGTGCAAGTGAGTTTTACAGGTTTTCTTAATACCTGTAGACAGGTTATCCGACGTAATCGTTGGGCACTTTACAGCCGTAGTGAAAGCAAAGCAGAACTCATGCTCAAGTCTTAAAAGCTCCCTAGAAATGATGTCCTCCTCTTGAGGTCTAAATGCCTCATAATGACCTTCAAACATCTTGGCCGAATCCGAGACAAACAAAATATCTACCGGAGAGTCAGCATACTCGTAGTCCAAGATTGTATGCCTGGGGATCTGCATGTTCAATGCAGGACATCCTTCACACTTAGGATTTACACTCTGGAAACTTAGTTGCGGCATAGGACTATCATAGTGAGTGGCGAATTACATTGACAACAAGAAATTTGAGGAGTTAATTCAACTTTTCAAGTCTGGAGATAAGACCAGAGAGGAGGAGTTGTTCGCCATGTTTGACCTCCTAATTGATCGTTTGATTTTATCCTTCAAGTTCAAAGTAGATCTTGAAGAGGCGAAGCAAGAATGCTTTTTACTGATTCTCAAGGTTCTGAAGAACTTTGATCGTGAATCAGGGCAAGCCTTCAACTACTTCACCACGGTGATCTTGAACAACTTAAGGCTTCTGTATTCTAAAAACAAGAGATACTCAGAAAAGTTGGATGCCTATAAGTGCTACAAGAGCGGGAACTATATACCTAGTTCCGCTCCGACCGACCCGTTGTAGGAGACTACGCGAGGGAATGACTTGTGAATTACCACAAGCATAGGAAGCTGATCATACCTAGAAAGGCATGAGGTTGAAATCGTCTCACGATGCCCTTTAATGCAAGACTTAATAAGGTCTAAGCAGTTAGGGACTCGGAAGATATCAATGACATGAAGCTCCGTATTACCATCCATGGGAAGCCTGTCGTTAAAGAACTGGCAAGGCTTATCCCACTGATTGGTGATCAAGTAATACGAAGTCTTCTTGGACTCAATACCAGAGGAGACTACGGACTCTAGATGTTTAGAGTTCCTAATCGTAACGCTAACGAAATTATTCTTTTTCTTGTTCATCTTCACTAGGTGATTCAGACACTTCGGAACCCTTCTCTTGGGCTTCAGCCTCTTGCTGCTTCTGATGCTCTTCAATCATTTGTTGAATCTGCTCAGTCATCGCATTACATCCAGCAAAAAAGATTTGCTTATAGAATGTATCGTCATCTAGCTGCTCAGGCTTAATCTTGCAGAAGTTCTTAAACCCCTCTGCTTCTTCTTTTGAAAACTTAATTTGAATCTTCATACGTCCTCTACTTCTTTCGGTTAATTTAATTTTAGCATCGTCCAGTGAAAATGATACTTTATCCATGAGTCTATTATAGTCTAAAGGATCAGATATGAAAGACGATTTTGATGTAGCACCGTTGAGAAAGAAAAAGAAGGTAAACTCTAGAGCAAAGGGTAACAGGTTTGAGAATAAGATTGCAAAGACTTTGAATGATAGATTCAATACTAAAGAGTTTTGTAGAACTCCTGGATCAGGTGCATTTGCTACAACTCACACATTACCTGAATATTTAAAAGTATATGGAGACTTAATTACTCCTGAAAAGTTTAAATACATCATTGAATGTAAAAAAGGATATAATGAAGAACAAGTAAGTGATTTATTAAATCCTAAATCAACAATTTCAAAAATGATAGCTCAAGCTCATCGAGATTCCAAGAAATCATCTAGAAAGTTTTTACTGTTCATTGGTCAGAATCGTAAGGAGCCTCTGGCTATAACCAATGAGTTGGATCTCCCAGTCAAGGGTCCAAGTTTCATGGGTTCATCTGGTGATGTTCAAGTCGCAATGTTTAGACTATGTGATCTAGTCTGCATCGAGGACTCTTACTTTTTCTTTGATGATGCCTAGAGCTTCTTGAAGCGTATTAAGTGCTGTCCAGATAGTGCTAGAATCTTGTCTATCTTCTTCCCCAATAGCTTTGTTTCTAGTTGAAGCATTCTTGATAGAAGTTGCGGAGCGGTAAGCAATCCACTTACCGTCTTTGTAAGTTACAGAGATGGTTCTATTCGGATCATCAGCGTAACTAAACGTTAAAGAACCCTTACTAGGTTGAAACTTCCATCTTCCGTCTCCACTTTTTATGGAATCTAGAGCAGATTGCATCTCACCGTTTTGAGTGGATACATACGAGGCCATCTCATCCAAAGCATCAACCTGGAATACAGTATTATCTCTAGCAGACCCTCCAGCAACATTGAATAATGCGAGAGCGTGTAGAGCAGCTTTTCTTTCGCTATCTCCACCTTGTGCAGCCATTTTCTCAATTCTTGAGAAGGCAGTCATTTTGAATATCTTGTCTTTTATTTTAGCCTCAAACTTCTTGTCAGTCATCTTAGGGTCGTCACTCTTCATGGACTTAATGTATTCCTGCAACTCAGCGAGATCAACATTGTCCTTAACCTCGTCAAAAGTACTATTCGTCACTATGTGGTTAACCAGCGTTTCAGCATAACTATTTAAAGAGTTTTGAGTTATTACTCCATTCTCTGTTTTTACATTAACTTTAGACGATAACTTTCCTACAAGTTTGTCAACGGAGTCTATGTCTCTTTGAATTTTTCTAATCGAAGCTTGATCTTTACCAGAAACTTTCTTATTGAAATTCTGAGCACGAGCATCCACACCCTCTATGATGGTTTCGCTAACCTTTCGTCTTGTGGTCTCTCCCTGCTTGGCAGAGCTTAATCTAAGCAGAGTCTTTAAGCTAACTTCAGACGTATATAACATCTGGTCTTTGCTCTTGATAACCCCTGCTTTGATATACTTATCTAAAAGTTCAGGATTATTCTTGAATACCTCAGAGGCAGAGGCTTCTCCGATATCTTCTTCTGTGACTCGGGATCTTGTCTCGCCATCAACATCATACTCCTCACTCTTACGCAAACCCGCTAATGCCTCTTCACGAGACCCCCAGCATTCTAAAACGTCCTGCTTGTCTCCACCACCAACTTGTTCAGCGACCTGCACTGTAACTAAGGGGTCTCTTAATTTCGATGTTGTTGCCGCCATAGTAAGTATGGCAGTCATAAACCTCATGGTCTTTTCTTTATCACCTACGATTTCGGAGATAGCTTCAAGCTCTGCCTGTTCCTCTTCTCCAACCACAGCGCCTTGAGACTTATCAATCCAAGACTCTCGCTGCTCGTTGAGGTTTCCAAGCAAGTCTAGGACCTCTTTTGATCGCTCTAATACTATGTCCTGTAAAGCTTCAATCTCTGGAGTTGCTACACCTTTACCTACAGCAGCCTTCATCTTCACAAGGTTTGTGAGGTCCGTGCCAAACACTTTTGCAATTTCTCCTAACGTTCCTCTAATATTACTCTCCGCGCCTGCGCTACCTGCTGCCACTGCTTTTGTAGCTGATTGAGGTTCCATAGAACAACCAGCCATACCCATCAAGCCTTTGAGAGATCTGGCGGAAGCTTCATTATTAAATACGCGACCCGTGAGACCACGACCCTCAGAGTCTACTTCTGTGTAGACAGTAACGCCTTTCAAGCCCCCACCTTCAGTCACTTTGAATCTATTGCAGGCTTCCTCCTTAGCGGATTCGTCACCCGCCGCAGCTTTGGCTAATACATTCAACGCTCTTGAAATCTCTAACGCCTGACTGGCAACAGCAGGTTCAGAGTCTACAAAATACTTGCCAGTCTTACCATCAAACCTTAGGACGGGAACGTTGTTGATAAGTTGTCGTTCCACGTTACCAACCTGATTACCCCTTAAGAATTGTAGGTGAGGCTTGCAATTAGACCAAGTAGCATTAGGAGCAAACTGTACCTGATCCATATAATCAGGATTGATTGATCCGTCCTCAGTGCATAAAAGATCGGTCATTGCTTGGTCAAACTCGTTTACATTATCAACAATCTCACCAACGATCTCAGGGTTCTGTTTTGCCATGTCCGACGTTAAAACAGACTTACGACGATCTTCCCTTTCTTTCTCTTCTTTTTGCTGAAGTTTTTCTTCTTTCTCTTTCTCGGGATCAAATACTTCAGCATCCTTTTTGAATGATGCAACAAACTTATCGTAATTAGCATCAACTCCGAAGGATGGGAAAGCAATCGGCTGATAATTATAGTTCACCTTACCCTTAGTAGTTTTCCAAATGTATATCTGGTTACCATTTGGAGTTGTTATCGGATTGTTAAAGGACTCCTGGGCGGATTGCTGACTACCTTGAGCTAATGCTTGCTTGGCTAACGCTTCCGCTTCGGGATCGTGCGCTCCGACGACTTGCTCCAACAACCTAAGCTTACGATCATGCTTCCGACTGAAGCTCTTCAAAAGTTCCGTGAAAAAATCCATAACTTATAATAGACAAATAGCCTTCCCCCTTATTTAGAGAGAAGGCTATCCGAATTTGTAATAGAGGTATTACTATCCTCGTCTGAAGTAGTCAGCGAAGTCGTATCGGAATGTAACTTCAATCGTCGAGAACTCGTTTGTCGAGTAGTTCTTCTCCGAGAACCTAACACCCATTGGGAAAACACCGTAAAGCTCAATGTTCGCATGAGGCTCTTGAGTGTTATCAAGCTCAACAACAGTCAGCTTTTGAGCCTTGAATGCACCTGTACCAGCAGCACCTGGAGCAGAGAATTGTGTCGCATCGCCTGTGACCGGGTCGTAGATGCTCTTAAACCAATTCCAGAGAGCAGGGGACGACTGTTGGACATACAGGTTGTCGAAGGTGATCGTTACAGGTTCTGGACTGAACTTACCAGGGTAGTAAAGTTTATCGTTTACACGATCCATAACAATCGGGTCAACCGTAACATTAATCGGAGAGACTTGCTTCGCAGCCAGGGTGAGGTTATCTCCCTCTGCGGGGAACGATGGAGGTAGTCCCGTGAATCTGACCTCAAACTGGTAAGCTCTTACGGAATCAATATCCGTAGAAATCTTAGGAAGTTGAGTGCCTGCGGTAAACTCTCTATTTTCTTTGTAAAAACTTGGCATGATTATTAACTAATGGTTGCCGACTGACTCGTAAGGTTTACTTCGAACACAACTGTTTCAGCAACCTTAGTCGGTTTAATACTTACCGAGCACCAAAGCTCGTTTCTATCTACTCTTAGAGGAGTGTTGGTTGTAGAATCACACTTAACTGATCCTTCAACAATCGCTCTTCTAGCAATAAGATCGCTGATGAACGGAGTCAGAGCGTTTTCAACTAACTCCCAGGTGAACTGATCGTTAGGCTCGAACTGGAACGGCTGGCCCAGAGCCAGGAGCGTCTTTCTAACAAAGATCATGAGCCTTCTAACGTTGACTCTATCCAAAGCAGTCGGAGTTCTTTGAGTCGTCTTTTGACCGAAGATCACGATGCCACCAACAGGATCTTTTTTGATCGGGTTGATAGAGTTAGAGTAGAGCGCATCTCTATCGCCCTGGTTGAGCGCTTTCTCGGTATCTGTAGGCTTGGTTAGACGACCTCTATTCAGGCCAGCAGGAGCGAACCATGGATCCGATACAGCATCGGTAAAGACGCATTGACGCGCCGCAAAGATCGCCGGATCATACCATTCTTCAGCGCCAGCGATGGGGTTGAAGACTTGAACCCAGGGCCAGTATGCCGCTGCATACGAAGAATTGACAGCCGCTGTTCTGGAACCTTTTCCATTTATCCAATCTATCGCAGCTTGAGGAAATCCAACCGCATATGGGGGAGAGATCAGAGCTAAGAAGTTCTTTGAAGTTTCAGCTAAAGTAATAAGCTCGTTTTGAACAGTATCTTTAATCACACCAGGGACAAGAGCAATTGAGATGTTTAAGGAGTCATCATCAAGAGCGTGCATACCCGTCTGAGCGGCGGCGACTCCAATAAGCGCAGTTTCACCCGGCGTGTCTGGCTGAACTCGATCGACCTGACCCTCGGCTATAGTCTTTTTAAGGTAACCACTATCACCACCCGCTAATTCATATGTGCCTTCGATGAGCTTTACGAATCTCGGTTGAACATTAACAGCACCATTGACATCGAGAACCGAGTCTGTCTTAGAACTGATTAAGTCGGGGAACCCAGCGTAATCATCACCATTGCTGCTTACAGCGTTAACATAAACATAATCTGATTGAGCGTTTAGTTCATCATTTTGAAGGACAAACTCAAAGAAGTCGTTTGCAGATGCAACCAGAGATCCAAGGAAGGTCTCAGCTTGAGATCCGTCATTATTAACTACGATTTGATCTTTAATCGATTTGTTAACAACTTCGACCGAAACACCCTGCGTGGAGCCATCTCTAAGAGCACTCAAGTTGTAACCAGTGCCAGGGTAAAGGCTGTAAGCCTTAAGATCTACACTAGAAACCGTGAATCCGTTATGAGTAAAATCAGCTTTACCACCACCGGCAGCTATAGCTGAAACATCGCCGTCAGCCTTAATTGGGTTAAATCTGAACCCAGTATCAGCGGCATCGGCCCCTGTGCTGGAAAGTTGTAGTGTAGCACCAGACCCAGCAAACTTAGAAGCTAAGAACAATGTATCACCATCAACACCCGCGTAAACAGGTTGATCATCAAAAAGGTTTGGATCAAAAGAATTGAAGAGAACTTCTTTCTTCGTCTTAAATGTGGTAGAAGAGGCTGGCACAGTAACAGTACCACTGACTTTAAAGGTGCCAGTGTTATCTGTCACACTGTAGTAAATTGAGGAAGCATGGGTAGGATTCCAGTTGCTAGAGACGGCAAAGGCTGGTGCAACACCAAGGTCGATGTTAGCACTAGCAGACAATTTACCCGAGTCTGCCGCTCGAACAAAGTAAATCTGATTTGTAGCCTCAAGGATCTCAAGAGCACCTTCTAAACCTTGACCGGGCATAGTAGAAGAGTTAGGCTTACCAAACGTTTTAAGGAGGTTTGCTTGGCTCGTAATAAGTGTGGCCTTATCAGTTGGGCCTTTATCGGCAAAGCCTACAATGCCCACCACACTAGAATTAATATTAGGAGTGTAGATGGAAACATCATTCTCAAGAACTACGATGGATGGACTGGTAGGTAATGCCATGATTAATTACTCTTCTTATTTGATTTTTTAGTTTGGGGAGTCGGAGCAGGCGCAGGAGAGTCAGGAATGTGTCTGACCTTAATCATTCTTCTTCTGATCATATTATCCAACGCATTACCACCCCAAGAATCAGGGACTTGTAGACTATCTTTGGAAGCCACGAACCTTTGAGTAGGACCCTCAGGAGTTTCAAGCGCGACATAAATACCCTGCATACTTGTATTCTTTATAACTTTCATATAAAAGCTCCTACTATATTTACTATTGAAGACATTTAAAAAGAGTTAATTTACTGGCCTTGCAACGATAGGTTGGTGATAGTTAGTGTATTTCCTGTTGCTATATCGGTATCGGTTCCTATATCCCACCAAGCGTAAATTTCTTTACCTGCGGTATATGAAAACGCTGAGTCTACCGCTCCTGCCTCCACCAATGCCACATACCTAGCGTCACTGAAGGCCCCAGAAAATTGAAAAGCATTATTGGCCGTTTGTAAAACTGCTCGCGCAGCACTAGCACTTAATTGCGAGGCGGTTGAAACATCAAAGTTAGCTTGATCTCCCGTGCCATCTCTTAGAACCACAAGACCTGAGGTTCCTCCAAGACTACTCGCCGATCCTGTCCCCGGTAATGAAGAAACAACTGCTCCACTAAGACTAGCCTCACCAGTTGAACTAGTGTCGGCAGTAAGCGAAGATGCAGTATTATCTAACAGAACAACTCTAAAAGTAGCATCCACTGCACCTGAGCAGAAGAACTCTTCAAACATTCTTTGTTTACCTAAATTTGTCCAAACCATTATATAAAACTCCAATAATATTTAGCTTTAACTGTATTCAAAAGTAACCTTAAAACATTAAGCATCAAAGTCAGATGAGGTTGACATGCCAGACGGCAATCCTAAGTTGATGCCAACATCTTGTGTTGCTGTTCTCGAAAGAGTTAAATCCACTCGACCAACCTGAAGGCCCGCATCTAGCGCCGCAGTTCTTGAGACAGCTAAATCTACCCGACCAGCCTGAACACCCGCATCTTGTGTTGCAGTTCTTGAAAGAGTTAGAGCTACTTGACCAGCTTCAATAGAATTGTTCGAAATTAATTGTTGTAAGGAAAGTGCTAAGTTAACTTGCCTATCATTCGAACCATAATTTAATCCAATGTCATTACCAGGAATCTCCCCGTCTTCCCCTGGATTAATAGTGGCAATGTATTGATTAGTTAATTGTGTAATTACAGGTGATACAGACAGATTAGTATTAGAAGAGGAGGGAATAGAATCCTCTGCACTCTCTTGTGCGCTCTTAGCAGCAGTCGCACGAGCAGCAGCATTCCTGGCCTCGTCACTTACGGCGTCCACACCACGGGTCATGCTCCTAGTAATATTAGGTCTTCCCCTCTCTACTATGGTAACGTTAAATGTGATGGGCATTAGGTGTTAAACTCCTTAATCTCTCCTGTATTCGTGAAGAAGAATTTGGGACTAGGAATGTATGTCTCCAAAGTAATGGACAAAGTCTTCTGAAGGATCCTATCCCCAGTGTCCGCTGCAATTACATTCCCGACCTCCCGTTCGGTATTTATAAAAGCTTTATTGTGAACCGAGTATAAGGTTTCGATGTTTAAATCAGGGCTAAACATTGAGAAGATGTTGGATCTAATCATGTCTAAATCAGCTTTGTACTTACACCAAAGGTTAACTTCATACGTAATGTTTATGGGTTTGGGCGGTAGACTAAGCACTCGTGTGGCTCTAAGTTTTTTAGAATCATAAGATTTCTCACTTATGATGTTTTGATATCTCATCCTTTCTGGATCGCTTTCTGTTTGAGTCTCCACAACTGTGATCATAGGGAGAATTAATGTATTGTCCGCTTTTAAACGGCCTGCTATTCTTTCAGGGTTACCGTGCGAACAATTAATCTTAATTCTATTTCCGTTACCATCAATGTAATACATGTTACCAAAAATGTGTAACATGCTACGAAGGCTCTCTTTGTAGACATTATCAATTACAGGCAAAAGCTTAGTGGTTGTAAGATCCACTATCTTGTTTCGCACACTCAAGTCGGTTTTAAGCGATTCCTTACGCATTAGTATCTGCCCCCTACCTGATCAGGACGATCAAAAAAGTCTTGATTGTGAATGTCTTGAGAGTCTCTGAGAAGCTTCGCGTGTACCATTAAATGATAAACACCATAAGCTTCAAAACTATCTTCTTGAACCTCAAACACTTCAAACTTCATCTCTTGAAACTCAGGTTGAAGAACATCACCAATAGCAATTGATCTACCTAAGGAGTTTTCTGTATAAGATTTATTGAATACAAACACCTGATCTATTTGCATCTCAACACCAAACTGAGAAAGATTCTCCTCTATTGGGCGAGGATCATAGTGAGCCCAAACAGTTATTGGCTCTTGAGCAATTGTCTTCTGTCTGGATTCTTGATACACATCATCGATATCATTAGAGGGTATGTATTCAAATATTTTAATTCGTGAACCGGACAACTTGATGTTTTCGTAGTCCACCATATTAAAAAGATTCTTATCGTTCTTCTTTTTAAACAACGATAATCTAGTATCCCTCTCCGTTGGGAAGTTTGTAGGAGGGGTGTTTACTTTAAATCTAGACATTAGAAAATATCAAATAACGCGGGTGGTTCGATCTCAGTTTTGAGTTCCTCTACAAGCATCTCTTTCTCTCTCTGAGCTTCAGCAGATAGTTCAGCACCATTTAATCTAGTGCCACCGCCAGGGCCAGGAAGAGTTGCATACTTGCCTCTGATACCCCCTAAAATTTCTTTGGATAATGCTAAAGTATATCTTTGCAGCCAACTCTTATAAGCATGGTGTAAGTTGTTAGGGTCAAAAGCTCTGAACTCTAGGAGAACATCTTCATCATTGTTCTCCGGCACTGGCCAAATGTGCAGAAACTTATTATTAACAAGCTGCCATGTAGACATCTGACCCAAAACATTTTTAACTTGTTTTAGGTATTGCTGCATAAGAAGGTACTGGCTAACATTATAATTGTTAAATAAACCAGTATTCGTAAAGAACATGATAGCAAAATCAAACTCAAGTGAGCCAGGGTTTGCACCAAACTTGAAAAAATCTCTGCGATACCAACAGTCATTTAAGTTGTCTGCAATCTCTTGAGGAAGTTCGTAAACATTCTTATTTGCTTCTGTCTTAAAGACAGCGTATTGTGTCATCCAATCAGGAGCATGATACTCTAATTTAGAGATGGCTTCATCCACGCATATTTGAATTTGAAAGTCATCAAGTTCAACATCAATGACTGGATGCCCTAGCTTTGCCAGAACGTAGTCTTTTATAGTCCTGTTAAAGGTCTTAAACTCGTTTACGTCCTTGGCATCTTTATTATTTAAATCAGTATCCTTCGGACTTTTGTAATCTTTAAGGCGATTACCACCATATGTGCCGTAGGAAGATCCGTAGGATCTAACGACTGGTACTACTACTTTGTCTCCATACTCAGGCATAACAAATATATTTACCCTAGAAATGAAAAAAGGACTCAGTATAAAACTGAGCCCTTTCTTCCGTTGTTAGCTGAGTGCTAGATCTTAGAGATCGCCACCCACAGCGTAGTCACCAGCGAACGCCGTGCCACCATGGCCCGTGTTTCTGAAGATCTGCGGCGTGAGGAAGTCACTACCTTGACCGATAACACGAATGACGCGGTAGAAGCGCGAGGCGGGTTGAACCGCAACCTTGCCGTAGCGAGTCAGGATGCCCTTTCTCGGCTGGAAGGTCTCAGGATCCGTAACGGTATCCAGAGTTTGCAGCGGGATGTACGGGCAGTAGAAGTAGCCAGCGTCCATCGCGTTGTTGCCCTTGTAGCCAACAATGATTTCGTCCTCTGGGAACATCGGGTCGATGACCATGTCGTACTTACCAGCGAACTTACCAGCGTAAGTGATCTGGTTGGCACCCATGTTGGTCGGACCTTCAGTGCGATCGATACCACCTTCAAGCTTCGCAGCCGACTCCAGCATCGATGCCATGACAGGCGAGGTGATCAGGACATTACCCGGCCCACGAAGGGTCGTCTTGTAGATGTCGGTGCTCGCGAAGTTAATCAGAGCAAGGACATTCGAGTACACTTCACCGAGGTGTCTCGGACGAAGGTTGTTTTGCGAACCTTCAATGAACTTCTTAAGGTCCATGACGAAGATGTTCGAGTACTTACGATCCATACCACCGCCACTGCCAGCCGGGGTCTTGTCCTCGTTGGTCAGAGCCGTCGAGAAGTCGTATTCGTAAGCGCCAGCAACAAAAGTGCCACCAGGGCCAGTATTGTTAGCTCCCGTACCACCCATGCCGGTGAAGTTATCAGCACCGCCTTGGTAAAGCGAATCGAGAGTCCAGCCACCAAGTGAGCCGACAGCGGCAGGGCCGTAAGCAAGCATGCGGATGTCTTCGATCAGTTCACGGTCGATTTCAAGGTTCATTTCCTTCGACAGCAGATCCGTGAGTTCAGCTTCCATATCCAGGTTGTGGTAAGCCTTCAGGTCTTGAGCAGCTTCCAGAGTCCAAAGGGCTCTCATCTTACGCTCACGCGCTTGAACCGTTTGCTTTTGGATGTGCAGGTTGACCTCAGGAATCTCGGTGTTCTTCAACCTTTCAGCGGCGGAAACAGCGTAACCCAGGATTGAGGTGCCACTCGGGAACGAAGCAAGCTTACCACCCATCGTGGACGAGGGCGAACCGTTCACATCACTGATAACGTTGGACAGATCGAAGGACGAAGCGACGTTATCAAAGCCAGAGGTTGAGTTGGTGCTAGCTCTGTTTTGTAAACCGCTAGCAAAAGTGCCACCAGTAGTCCAATCATCGAGCAGTTCACTTGGTGCAGAACCATCGTAAGAACCAATCTTCGTAGCAGTCAGGTTACGCGGAGTGATGTTGAACTTCGAGTACATCGTTTGCTCAATACCCTCATGCGCTCTGGAGTTGCCCATGTAGAAGATCTGCGAAACCGGGCCGTCCATCGCTTGCGTGGCACCGATCTTGTTGAACATGAGTTCCGGGTAGGTGCGACGAATCAGCGGGAAGGCGAACTTTTGGAAGGTGCCGATCTTGCCCGTCGTGGTAGCCGTTTGGCTTAATTCTTCATTCAGAGTCTGCTTCGTAAATTCTTTGGCTTGG